ATAGCTGAGAAGTGTGCAAATACGTCATTTCCATCTTCACCAGTGATAAATCCAAAACCTTTATCTGAGTTAAACCATTTTACTGTACCGTTATTCATATATATTTCCTCCTAATACGTATATAATACGTGTTTTGTTGCAATTAATATTAATTAGTAAAAGGAGTTTTTATAGTGTGAATATATCGCTCAGATTACGTTTCAAATTAGATTACTTATTTACTATAACACGGAAGTAATGGTAACACAAAGATAATTGTTTGATACGTTTTTTATTACAAAAATTTAGACTAAGCATTTAAAATGATTAATTAAAGGACGAAAAAATTGAAATTGAAAATAAATGACTAACGCTACTAATATAATATTACATCGTTTACTTAAAACTTTAATAAATTTTACTTTTCTACAATATTGTCAATTGCTTTTCCACAAATTAGTTCTTATTCTAAAACTGATTTTATTTGCAATGCACATTCTTTTGAAAATGGTTCAGCCTCTTTCCATGATCCTAATAGTGGATAATTATTGATTACACTTTTGACATATTGCCTGTTTTTTACTCCTCGTGTTTGTACTTCTACATAATACATAGTGATACCTTCTTTATTATTTTTTATGTAAAGACTACTCTTATGAGTAGTCTTATAGATAATAAATCGCAGTAAAACACAGGAGATCTTTGTGAAGTTGATCGTAGTTTACTACGAATTTTATTTTGTGCTACGTAGTTTAAACTGAATAATGCGAATACAACATGGAATATCTTGTAGCACATTATAATTATAATATATGAAATCAAGTTTTTTTATTTGTTTTTGTTATATCTAATATAAAAAATACCGCCTAATAAGAAAAACATTATATTTAATCAAAAACGTCAGAATAGAAATACAATCTATTTTTTATAAAATATATTAATCTAAAGAAACTAGAAAGAGCTACTCTTTCAAGTAGCTCTGAATAGATGTCACCATAAATGGAAACGGGGTTAAGATTGTGTAATATGATGACGTTATCATTTTAACATAATTAGAACTATTATTTTCTTATTTTTTTCACATAAATGTAAAAATAGAAAAGACCACCCGAAGGTGGAAAGAAATAGTGTTTTCTTATAAATTCAAGAATAATTTTACCAATCTTGTTTTATATTTCCTTCATAATTTTACTAAACTTCTCGTTACTTTTATTTTTTTATCTGCCCAATCAACTACATCTTTAATCACTAGTTTTTGAGTAGCTGAAATCAACACCTCAATAAACTTATAGTCGATTTCTCCATTTTGATTAGTTGGAAGCAAAAATGTATCTTTCTGTATTTTACGATTTGAAATACTGTCTCCCCAACTATATAAATGCGATAAAGACTTATAAATTGATGTTGCAAAAAAAATCTGATGTATTTTTGTTCTTTTTGTACTATCTTTATAATAAAGTGCTAGATTATGACTATCATTAGAAAAATAATCTTCTGGTTGATAAGTAACAACAAAAGTTTTACCACCAATAAAAATGCTATTTCCTTCTTCGAGCAATTTCTCGTTGTAACTAATATAGGTTCCAACTGAGTTATTAAATGTGCTTGCTGTCAAATATGGAATCTTGCCTGAATCTAAGACTATATCTCGAGACAAAATATTGTGGGTATTCTTCACAAAAAACTTATCTATAATTTTAAATGATTTCCATATTATTCCTGTCTGTCTGTCTGTCTGTCTGTCTGTCTGTCTGTCTGTCTGTCTGTCTGTCTGTCTGTCTGTCTGTCAAATTATCAGACATTCGGTGAAACGTGTCAAGTGTTTCTACTTCTTCATTTGTCAATTTATAATCGCTTAATCCTGTTGCTACTAAATAAGCTTCCAACGTTTGGATGCGCTCAGCTTCCAACGTTTGGATATATGACTTTATAAAAGTATAACTCAGTTGACCTGTCCGCCTATCAATTGGCAAATCAACAATACTCTGCGTAAATATCTTATCAACATCTCTAACTAATTGTCCGAGTAGTTTTGGTTTTTGTGAATTCAGTAAAACTGTAAAATAAAGAATTGATTCATCTGTTTGCTCAACTTTAGAAACGATTTTACGAACATACTGACCTGCATACCAAGGTTTTCTTCTATAAAAAAAATCCATTTGCATTAGACCAAGAGACCAAGTACCTGCTGGATTAATGTTCTTTTTGTTCACAAAACCAGTAGATTGAAGAATTCCTTGATTCTGTGAAGTACGAGTCACATAATCATACTCTGATCCATCTACGAGTCGATTTTTGTTAAAACTTGGTGTAGAAACTATCTCAAACAAATCACCGAGTTTAAATTTTTGCCATTCAATGTTACTGCTGTTTTCTAAATTTTCAAGCTGTTGCTGCATTGAATGGCTATCTATTTTTCCCAAGGCATCACCTTGTAAAAGTTGTTCAACTTCCCACGCTAAATAATCCGATACTGTCTTTCTAAAATCTTCATAAGTCGGTTTTGTATCAACTTTAGCGACAAAATTCCAATCTTTTCCAACTTTCTCACCATCAAGCGCAATTTCAGCTTCATAAAATTCTTTTTTCGTAAAAATTTCTAGTTCTTTTTCACCATATCGAACCAATCGGACAACTTCATCATAACGTTCGATAGCTCGATCTACATTTCGAAGATTTGAACTTGCCTTTGCCTTCTTTCGATTGGAACGCTTATAACCATCATTTCTAAAATCAATAAAACGAACAGAATCTTTCTTTTGATGTGGTTCGGCTACTTTAAATACGTAAATAGATGTCTGAACAGATGACTTATTCCCAAATAAATCGGGTGGCATTTTAATACTAGCAAGTAGCGTATGTTTTTGAAGAATTTTTTTTCTTATTTCAATACCATTCATACCAGGAGAATCTTGAATAAGAATTGCTGCATAACCTTGTTCCATCATATTTAATGCTTTATGCACAAAAATCATTCCATTACCTTCCGCTGAATACGGAGGATTTAATACAAAAGCATCTGCAGGAAATTTTCCATCGCCCCCATATTTATAATCACCAGTAAATTCATGCAAACTATCTTCTTGAAGAATATTTGACGAACCATCTCCCATCAAAATCATATTAAGAACTGCCAACATATAAATTTCAGGAAGAATTTCAATCCCTAAAACCTGTTTGGTACGAATATCTTGTTCTTTTTGTAATAATTTATCGGGTGAAAAAATATTCTCTCTAGCATCTTCCAACATTTGATTCATTGCGGCAACTAAAAGTCCACCAGAACCAGTTGCAAAATCCCATACATAACTATCCCTATTAACTCGTGCCAACTGAGCCAACAGATTTGCAACATATCGTGGCGTCAAAACCACATCATTTTGATCATCTCCTGCAAAACTTAACCATTGAAACATAGTATTGAATAATTTTCCAGTAAAATCGATGTTCAAACCAACTTTGTAAAACTGTCCCAGATCTTCAATAACTTCAATATAAATTTCTTTTATAAGCGAAACCCCTTTCTTAGGTTTCGAATATGCCTCTACTTGAAATGTACGTGCAAGATCATTCAAAATCAGCTTTTGTTTTATAGGAGGAATATCTTTGTGTTTAAGATATGCCTTTATCTTTCTAATAACGATTTCGCCATCAGGATCTTCAAAATTTGATTTTAATTCTGAACTTTCAAGAGGTGCAACTTTACCAGGTACACCTAAATTTGCAATAATTGAACCTGCTATAAGATGAATACGACTTAATGCTGAAATATTCAATTCTTTGTTATTGTATAGTTTTTCGTTTAATCGTTGAATACCATCATCAATTTTAGTTTCCTGTTTTTGATGAATTTGTTTAATTTCTTCTTTAGATAAAAATAATTTTTCAATTTTAGCTACAAATTCATCGAAGTTTTCAGGCTTTAGAAAAGATAAATCCTCATAATTTCCTACAAATTGACCAATACCATAGTTTTCTTTAGCTACATAATAAACAGATATTTCAGTTTCCAACTCTTCATTCGAATCAAGCCAACCATTAATTCCAATTGCAATCGTTTTATCGTAACTCGAATGAGCTAAAATTGCATTAGCGTAATGAACGGCTCCATTAACTGCATATTTTTGAATATTGGTATAATTAGGCTCATTCTTCTTGGTGAAATTAGCAACATGTCCCTCTTCGTCAAGTTTGATTAGATCTCCCTTTTTCCCTTTCATTTCAATCAAGACAATATAGCTTTGAAGCTTTGAATCTTGAATTAACAATTTTGCTTCCGGACGATTAATCCCACTACCTCCTGATTTACTTGGCGCTTTTTTCATAGCACGATCAACTTCTAAATTTATTTCTCCTTGTTGAAATTTAACATCTAAACCATACTCAAGTAGCTGTTTTTGAAAATATGGTACCACAATTGAATCTTCAAAAGACATTCAAGTTATCACCTTTCGTAACAATAGTAAAACGCAATTGCATTTATTATGTACCCTGCAGGACTCGAACCTACGACCGGACGGTTATGAGCCGTCTGCTCTGACCAACTGAGCTAAGGGTACAAGGCGTCATGCAAATCTGATAGGGGACATGAAAGAGATACAAAAGAACATTCTACCAGATTTGCATGATCAGATGTTAAAGAAAGATGGAGTTGTTATAGAGACTCATTCGCTTGTATATGAGAGATAATTTAATGGTCAAAGTCTCTATAACAGTAGTTAATTTTACTTCCAACTTATCGGCAATAAATATTTTCTTTTATTATTTTTTAGAAAAAATTAATAATACATTTTATAATGTTAAATAGATATCCTTAATCCGAACATCGTTAACCGCACCTTCACCATTTGCTTGATTACAACGGCGGAAAATGACATCGATTTTCGTGCCTTTTTTCACCCAGCTTAAATCCACAGTAACGTCCATTCCTAAGGCATCGCCACCTTTATAATTATAGGATTTCTTCACATCAGGTCGTTTGATTCCTTGTGAAGCCACACGAGTAATTTCTTCATTTGTGCCATGTTTCATGATCAAGATATAAGCAAATTTACCGATTGCACCTTCTGGTTTATCTGGCACTAGCCAACCAGCAATCCGGACTTTTCCTTTGCTTGCTCCATTGAATTTATCCAATTTCGCCCATGCGTTACCTTGATGAACAGCTTTACTTGCTGCTACTGCTTTATCGTGATCAGATGGTGTTTGGGGATTTGGTTGCTGTACTTGGATAGATTCTACTTTCACTTGATTACTTGAGGGTTGACACTTACCAGATGTGGCATAGGCTTTCCAAGTATTTTGATCACCATAAAAGATATTTTGATCATATGGTATCGAAGTATATTGCCACATTGCCGCATTAGTCCAGTGTTTAATTTTAGGGAAGTTTGATTGATAAGCTGCTACCCACAATCCATAATCTGCTTTAACAATCGTTGAGAAATCTTCTTCAAATAAAACAGAAGCGGACGTATAAACTAACGCTTTGATACCTGTTTTTTGTTGGATACGATCTAACATTTGTTTTAAAATGCCTGTTCCTTGACGTCCATACATTTCATAGTCTAAAACTAGAATTCCTTTGCCAATGTAACCTTGAGCATTTTGAATAAAGAAATCTGTTTGTGTTTGCCAGTCTGAACCATCAATAAAATGATACACACCAAAAGGTTTACCAGATTTGATAGCTTGTTGAACAAACGGATCACAATAACGATCCACAAAGTTACAACCTTCTGTTGCTTTAAACATATAAGCATCTGCTGGATAGTCCTTAATATTTTTTGAACCATTGTTATTGGATAAATCTACTACCTTTAATGTCATTTTTCATCGTCTCCTTCATTGATTTTTGTTTCTTTATAAAGTGATTTTCCATTAGCCGGCAAATCATAAAAACCACCCGCAGACATTCCTGCCAGTATTCCTGCCCAGGCATAAGTGGCTATTTCTCCATGAATGATCGTCAGTGCATAGCTAATACCAATAATCAATCCAAAAAGAACATTCAAAAACGGCAACCATTTATTATTGATTGCCGTTTGTTTAATCATTTGTGTTACACCTACAACGATTGCGCCAATAATCGATGTCGCAAGTAAGATATTATCCATCTTTTTCTTCCTCCTTCAATGGATGATGGGGTAAGGTTAAAATTTTACTGTATAGCGCTTCGCCTGTTCCATTTCCACCAAGCGCTCGATACCCTTTCCATATATATTCCAGATTTTCTAAATCATCTACTGAGATCCATCCTTGTTCTAAAAAATAGATACATTGTTGATAGATTTTATCGTGTAATAACGCTAGGTTTGCGGATTCTAAGTTCCGAAACCTTCTTTCTGTTTGTTCTCGTTGTGCTTTCAATTGTTTGAACGCTCTTACAAACAAAGAAATCACTCCGCCAGAACCTAGCGCAATGAACAAACTATTAATTTCTAAAAAACGATCAAGCATGTTATTTCATTGTTCCTCCTTTTCACAAAAATAGAATACTATCCAACGGATATTACCCGATAATCTGATTCACAAACGACACAATATAACTAGAAATCATTCGATATCCTTCATTGTTTAAGTGGTATTGATAAGGCACTTGGCTTGTATCATCAACGAATAAAACATCTTTATTGACTTCGTTGATTTGCGCCTCATCATATAGATTCAAGTAAGGAATACTATACAATTTCGCAATTTCGACTAGTTTATCCGTAAATTCACGAGGCATTAAGCCACCAAGCTGTGTATTCCACACTTTGTACGGAATAATGATTCCTATGCGTAGCGTTGGAAATCTTTTCAGTACATCTTCTAACATCGATTGATACGCCCCACAATACGTATTTTCATCAAATGAAGAACCGATCGCTTGTACTGTGCCAATTGCTCGGCTTTGCCCAAAATCATTCACACCGGCAAAGAATGTCGCTAATGAATAATCACTATAATCAAAAGCTTTAGAACGAGCGCCAATTTGTTTCGTATTCTGTCCAGAAATACCTTGATTATTTACTTCACAGCCAAATGCTGAACGAAGGTACGTTTGATAACCAATGGCTCGTGTATTAGGCATAGTCGTTTTATCTACAAATAATTGATGGTCATACCAAGTAATCGAATCATCAAAAGTAACAATTTTTTTGCCAAATAATTTTTTGGAATATGGATTAAGCCATTTTTGGTTTACGCCATATTCGGTCGCTTTCGTTAAAACATTTTCTCCTTCTGTCAAGCTAAAAAAATTTTCATTTCCTTTGCTACTTCCTGTGGTTCCAGCATAAAGATTTAAACGAACATATCGAGCATTTGACGGTGTTTTGAATTGTTTATTATTATTGTTTGAGCCTTCCGTATGTTGAATAGCACAAACTGGCTCTTTGAGTTCATTAAAGTAATAACCTTGTGTACTTAACGTAAGCGGAACACTATAAATTGTATTAGGTTTTACTGATATATAGTCTGATACAGCGAATTTCGCATTTTCAATTAATACTGCTTCGTTATTAATGAAATATCCTCTTGTAATCGTTTCAGAATCAAATAAATTTGTCTGAACTTCTGGTACGGAAAAATTGGCGACTTCGATTCCTGTCGGTTCCAGCCAACGAACAGAAGCAACTTCCTGATAAGGTAAATAACGATTTGGATAGGTCGGATAATTTGCATCAAATTCTGTAATCATCGCACTAGTCGCAGGACGTTGTGCATCTCCATTCCATATAAGATAAGCCGCATTTTCCGGTGCTTTATCCGTCATATTTGTCGTATCTGCACGGGAAATAGAACGAATAAATTTTTTCCCTCCATCAAACCATGCACCTGGAATCCCCAACCACGAACTAAACTTATAACGTTTTCCACTCGAAACGGGAATATATTCGCTATGATAAACTTGTTGATTCGCTGCTGGTAAAAAATTCCCTGTATTGTTATCTACATATTCACCATAAATAACACTCTTCCAATTAAATAAATTCGTTGAGCCTTGAATCGTCGTCTCTGCAATTTTATCTGGAGTAATCGAAGCAGCTTGGATATCAGTACTTTGGTACACTCCACCATCTTCCCAAGAAGTAGTTTCTGTTTGCCAATAGTACCAATGACCATTTTCTAATACTAAAAAAATCCCATCTGTTCCGTTGGGATATGCTGCTTGTAATTCTGAAAAAGTATTATACGTACCTTTTGGTGCACCAGAAACAATCGTTGCCAATTGGGCATCGACAAATGCTTGATCCGCTTTGGTTGTTTGTAATCGAGAAATATTTTCCTGATTTTTTTCAACTACTGTTCTTTCTCCTTTGTCAGATAACTTTGTGTCGATTTGTTTTTTGTTGTACGTATCAACTTCTTCATATAGTTCTTCTATTTTGTTTAGATTTTGTTCAACTTCAACTGCTTTCTGTTCAACGTTAGCAAGTGATTGGTTAGTCTCGGTTGCTAATTTTTCTAATTTATCGTTAGCATTCGATATTAATTCTTCTATTTTATCAATCGTTTGGCTAAATCCGTTAAAATAGAAATTCTCCAGTTCTGGAACATTCTCATCAATCGGACTTCGTTTTATCGAAAAAATAAACCGGCCAGCAGTATCTAATGCTTGCCCGTTAGGAAATTCAATATATATACTACCTTCCACCGTACCAACATATCCTAAAATATTATCATCTAATACAATGGAGACAACTCCACCAATCCGATCCTCAATCGTTGCTAAGTAATCGTGTTTTCCAAATCCTCCATCAGCTGTTTCTGAACGAAATTTTAAACGAATAGGAACCATTACTCCTTCAGGTAAACTTTGAACAATTGCACCTTTCATTAGTTTAAAGCGAAGTTTAGCCGTCCCTCTATCATATGACCAGAAAACAACGCCAGTATAAATTGGTTTCGTAGCTTCCGCTTGAATACAAATGATTGAATCGTTAGTTTTATACATCATTAACCCAACACTAGTCCTTTCTTAATGTATAGACCACAACCAGTAACTTTCGTTTGCGTATCAGCAAAGCTAGTGGGCGGCTCGCGGCGTATCAAGCCATCGTCAGATTGCGCACCAACTACATTCTGTGAGCCGACAATATCACTGATAAGAATCGTTCCCATGAATTTCGCTCTGATAGCAATGTTTTGTTTATAAAAATACGTTCCGTTGTAAACATGACACTGTGAAGTACCATTTATACATATTCCCATGGACGCAGTATTTCGATTATCATTTGCAAATTTACATTTTACAACCGACATATAACCACTTTGATCAGCTAACAACTGATAGATACTACCTCCGTATGTAGGACCATTGGCAGTATCAACAAATTGTAATCCACTGACCTGAATGTAACCGCGGACATAATAAAATGCGATACTTCTAACTTTAACTGGCAAATCCGAGGTTGAAACATCAATGTTATCTATATTGTCTCTGCATCGTACATATACTGATGTCACGTTAACGTTTCTAAGAACAGCATCTTCCAAATATACACCGGAATCAATCCATATTGTAACTGATGGGATAGTAATCAAAGGTACTTGGTTGAAAGCCATTTGAATAGTCGCAAACGGATTCTCTTCCGAACCGTCTCCAGTTTGATCACTTCCATTGCTTGCTGAAACGTAAATGTTAATTTGTGCAGCGGAACCACCTATGATTTGTTCAATACTCCCATTTAATTGTCCCACTTGTTTTTGCATATTTAGTTGTTTGTTCTGCAATTCGTCTATTTCTCCTCTAAATAGTCGTTCAGATGCAATCAAACGTTCTTGAAGAACGCTATACGTTTCTCCTTTATAATCGACTCGCCCATCTACTACTTCATTTGGCGAATCTCCACCAGAAGATAGTACAAGATTATCAATTCGAGTGTTTAAATAATCGTCATTTTCTTTTAAGGAGGTTTCTAAGTCATTTAAACAATCAACATTATGATTAAATATTTCTTTCCATTTTCCTGTAATAAGATTAGTGGTTAATTTCTTTAATAACATCAAACTACTCCTTTCTTTACCATATTCGCTAAAATAGCCGTCATTGTCTTCTTTGTATTACTTAATGTAATTTCTGGTGGTTTGTTAGGAATTGCTGGATAAGTTTTTATTCCCACTACTTGTATATAAGTATTAATATTTAGTGGTTCATAAATAAATGGTACGTAATCTCCTTTTTGAGGATTGATTTTCCATTTTAAAGTAACTGATCCAGAAATACTTGGATAATCTTGTAAATCGTTTTTTAAACGTTCAAGCATATTTCGCGATATCGTATAGCGTTCATCAGTAACCGGATCTTGAATTCTAATTCCCCATGTTTCTGATTCCGGACTGGTATACGTGATTGGTGTAAACACATAATCACTATCTTTTGGATTTTCTGTGTTAATACCGTCTTTCAATTTTCCATACCCTTTAATCTGAGTTTTCAATGAGTAAGTATCAATATCAAACGTAACTTCATCTGTATTATATTTATAACGAATTTGTTCTTCTACTTTCTGACCATACTCACTAATCGGATAAAACATAAGATGCTTATTATTAGGAATAACCACTGCATTATAATCTGAAAGAATCTCATTAATTAGCTTCAAATAATTTCCATCACCAAAATTCTCCTGTTGAACAGTTAAAAACTTTTTATTTGGATCAATAACTTCCCATGTAAATTCTCGATTTCCAGCTTTAAAAATATGTGTCAATAACTGATTAATCGATTTTGTACCTGTTACTTTTTCATATTGATAACCATCCTGAATTGTATAATAGATATGTGTTGCAACTATCTGTTTAGTTACTAATCCCCCTACTACATTTTTAGTCATTTTTTTTATAATAAATTCTTGCCCATTAAAAATAATCGAAGATTCATACTCAATCAAATCAAACACTTCTTGATTGATCAAATTTGTTACTGATAGCCCAATTTCCCAAGTTTCATTTTGTTGCCAGTCCTCATAAAAAGAATCCTTGTCGTACCTGACAAGGATTTCTTCTTTGGTTTGTTCATAATTTCGAACAATTATATCATCCATTTAATCACCTACTTATACAAAAAACGAAAATCCCACGAAGAATTTACTCGAGTAATATTTTGGATTTCGATTTCGTTTATCCCCTCAACTAAATTGATCAAACCGTGATTTGTATTAATACCACAACTTACACCATTTAATTTAGGAATCACTCCGTCCAAAATTAGCATCTGACCAAGATTCGTCGAAAGTGATGGATAGTAAATAAATCGATCACCAGTTGTTTTATTAAAGATTATCACATTTCCTTCCGACTCTCCTTCTAATGTAATTCTTAAATAGTGTTCTCGTGGATCAATTTCAAAACTACCAGCATTATAAATAATAAAATTACTTGTTTTATGTTTATATTTATAGTCCTCAGAAATTAACCCCTGAGAAAACTGCCAATCATTTTCTAACGTAAAACCATTTAAAGTCGTTGACAAAGATTCAGAACAGCCAGATGGTACATCAAATGTAATCTCAATTGTAGAATAATCATTTGCTTCTTCAGTTAATTCAAAATTTTTAGGATTGACTTTAAACCTTTTACCAGGACTCAAATCATAACCAATATAATATTGATATCCTATAAAAATCATTTCATAAAGTTCAGTAAGGAGTAATTCCTTATCATATTTATTCTTATAAAAGATGTCTAAAGTCAAGACTAATTCAAAAGGACGAAAACTAGCATTTATTTCTCTGCTACCGTTCGTCCCTTGAAATTCTTCATAACTTGCCTCATATACTGGCGCCTGACGTTTGATTTCTTTACAAATAATCCTGTTTTTCTCTTGTGGATCAAATATATGACCATTTTGATTAAACATCAATTTATAAAACATTCATCATATACCTCCATTTATATATCGGAGTTTCGCTAAATCTGCCCCCATGTAACTATTTGCAGATTTACCAATATCAGAAGATTTAATAATAAAGTCTTTTCCTAAGATTGCTTTTAAAATGGCCATCATTTCGTTATGTTGTTGTTGCTGTTGTTTAATTAAAGCAAGTAATTCTTCAGAATGATTATCATTTTGTCCAATACGCATTATTTGTTTTGATTTGCCTGATAGGAAAGCGAGTACTTCCCCTACCAATTCAATAGCTCTCGTTTTTTTAGTTAACGGAACAACTACTTCAGGTTTATTTCCTTCCCCACCACGGAAAAGACCATCCTTCATAATCCAACCACCATTTTCATAACCAACTCCACGCCAACCATTTAATAAACTCCCATATCTACTCAAAGTATATCGAATCGAAGCAAGAATATTTGAAAGTGGATCATAAATATCTTTATTGTAGGGAGGAAGTGCGTAAGAACGGAATGTTGTATCAATTACTTGCATTAAACCTTTAGAAGGTATCCCAGCTGCTGCATTGCTATCCCAATTATTAATTGCTTTAGGATTTCCATTAGATTCAGTTTGCATTTGATGCAATAGAGCGTTTAAATTTGCTGAATTGTATTGACCAGTCATTTTTAGTGCTTTTATTGCTACAGAACGCCAACGCTCAACCCCCGTTGAACTTCCTACTTTAAAGATATTACCCACTCCCAAAAGTCCATTTAAATGAATATGATCAAAGTGATCACCATCTGGCCAAGCAGTCCATTGTCCACTTGCTCCTGTTCCAGACATACCGGATCTATCTCTTACTCGACCATTCGTAATAACATAAGCAATTTTCGATGGAAACTTCTCAAATGCATAATTAGCTGCAGCTGTATATCGACTATCACCAGAAACACCAGGATATGCTAAATCAATTGCTTGTCTTTTTCCATGATAGTATCTATCTCCAGGACGATATCCCGATGTAACAGTTAAACCTGGGAATTTGGCCATCACTCTTTGGGCAATATCAACTAAATACTGATAAACACCATTTGCATTTACTGCACCATCAAAATTTCCATGTGTAAAGAATTCACTCAATTTTGTTTGAAGAAATTTATTCGATGCTTTTGCCATTACTTTTACGCCAGATTTGGTCATATCTAGCCATAAATTAGTAAGATTACTATAATCAACTTTTCCATCTAAAAATTTAAGAACAGCATTTTCATTATCCAACAAATCAGCTAAATCGAAATTATTAGTACCATTAGCATACCTAGGAATATTTATATATTTTTTCAATTTTTTAGTAAGTGTTGCATTTAAAACTTGTGTTCCTTTCGGTAAATTAACCAATAAGTCTCGCCCTTTAGCAATGAATCCTTTTCCGTTTGGCATTTGTACATATTCTTCATGAACTGGACCTTTTTGATCATTAATCATTGCTAAACCACCAGGATGTCCTACTGTTCCTTTTGCATACTGTGGTATTGCCCAATTACCAATCGTTTTACTTGATTCAACTTCTTTTAATACATAGTTAACGCCAGAAATAACCCCATTAACACCTTTTCCAATTCCTCCTACCATTCTATTAGCTACGCTATTCATAGTTGAGGATAGAGGACTTCCCATTGAATTAATTCCATTAATCAAAGATTGCATTAAAAATGAACCTGCAGCATTAAATCCTCCATTTTTTGAACGAAGATTATTAATCGAATCGTTCCCAAGTTGATTTACTCGACCTATAAACACACCATAAAGTGAATTCCAACCGTTCATCAAATTTTTATTCCAAGTAACTCCTTGAACATAATTAGGTGTATTTTGAAGTTTTAATGCATTTTGATAGTTCGAAATAAATAGAGTCTCACTAGCTGTAAATTGTGGTACAGCAGAGTTCCATCCATTCATTAAATTATTTAGCCAATCAACACCTATAGAAGAATACTGTTCAGACTGTTCAGCAATATCCTCAGGAAGTAAGGACTCAATGATATTCGCTTTGTTCAACGCGCCATCACTACTATTAGCTTGTCCATTCAGCATTTGAGCTTTCAATGCAGTAACCAACTCGTTTAATGCTAAGATTAACGCATCTAAATTCGATACTGGGGAAACAGCAGTAATGTTACCAACACCATCAGCATATTTGGGAATTAGCCGTTTAGTTTTCGTTGCATTGAGTACTTTTGAGCCTCTCGGCAAATCTAAGACAATGTTTCGTCCTTTTGGAATAAAGGATTGTCCAGTTGGTAGTTGAATAAGCTCTTCATAAATAGGACCTTTTTGATCATTCACAAGAGCACTTCCACCAGGATGAAAGTTAGTTCCTTTTGCGTTAGGCATTGGACCTATGAAATCAATGCTGACTTTTTTTTCACTTTTTTTAAGAAGTCCATCCCAAGACGTATTCAATATATCTAGAGCAGAAGATACCTCTAAAGCATTAGTTTTCGCATTCAATGTCTTTGGGGCTGGAATAATTTTTTCATTGTAGTATCTAACTGCTTCTGTTGCATCACCTACAGAACTAGTCAGACTAGTATTGTCTCCCAACATTTTTTTTAATTGAGGAAGTACATTTTTATTGTATTCTCCCACACTAATTGTTCCATCTCTAACTTTAGATAAGATATCTATGTTATCACCTAACATACGTTTCACTGGATCGGGTAGTTTTTTCCATGCATTCCATGATTCTTCTGAAGCGAAAACTTTTGCAAGCAGATCACTATTATCTGCAAGTATTCGTTTTTGAAGATCTGGTAGCTGATTCCATTTATCCAAAGTTTCTTTTGATGTCAAAATTTTTGTTAGAAAATCAATATTATTTGCAAGAAGCTCCTTTTCTGAATTAGGAATCTCGTTCCACCGCTTCAAACTTTCTTCAGACGAGAAAATTTTATTTAAAAAATCGGTATTTTTTGCAAATAAACCCTTGATGTCTACTGGTGTCTCATTCCAAATTTTCAGTTTTTTTTCTGATTTAGAGAGAGTTTGTAAAAAATCATAGTTTTTAGCATTTAATTTTTTTATTTCAGGCTGGTAAGCATTCCACAATCCCAAATTAAATAGTGTTTCTGCCATTACTTCAGGAGTATTTGAATATAAAACTGCCTTTTTTTGTTCAAAATTAAGTTCATCCCATTTACCAGATGATTCCAATGCTTTATATACATTTACACTAAATTCATCTTGAAGGACTGCTTCTTTATCTTCCCAAGCCATTCCTCGCCACAAATCATTAGCAATTGCTGCTTCACCAATCATTTTTTTGGCATTACTATCTATATTTGCATCATGCAAAACCATTTTCAGGTTATTCCATGTAGTAATGTTTTTAGAAGCTTCTTTAATTATTTCTGGAGCATTTGTTTTTACATTGCCCTCTTTATCAAGCAGCTCTAAAGAATTCCATTCCTTTGCTCCATCCGTTCCTTCTTTAGCTACCCATTTTAATGTATCGGCATTTTTCTTAGCATTTTCCGCTAACTTATCAGCCATATAGCCAGCATTATCTAACAATTTTTGATTATCCTCAATAAGATATTGATTTGCTCCTACCGCATTTTCGATTAGCTCCCCTGTTGCCAAGTGGATTTTATCCGCTAACTCAGGATATTTTTGTACAATAGCTGCAATCTGACTGTCAAATCCCTCAGTTGTTGCATCATTAATTTTATCCCATTCAGCAAGATATTTTTGAGCGAACTCACCGTCTAGATTATATCCCCATTCTTTCAGCCATTCTTCCTGTTCTTTTCTCATTTGGGCTGCATGCTTTTGAGAAGCGTATCTTTGTTCTCCTAAAGATTTAAGCCAGGTTTCTGCTTGTTCTTTACTAGCTTTAGATATATCACCAGTCATAGAATTTAATATAGCCTTACGTTGTTCAGCAGATATATCTAATGTATTAACATATTGTTCAGCTGTATTTTTTGAGAGATCACTAATCATCTGAGCTTCTGCGACGCTTATATCACGGTGTTCTCTTGATGCCTTCTCTCTTATTTCTTTAATGCGCTCATTATTTTCTTTGATTTTTTCCAGAGCTGACTGGTTCATTGCTTTCTCATTTTCAACAATTTCTTTCATTGAATCAGTAACAGTTCCAGGCAAATTTTTTAGTAAATTATCTAATCCTTCAACTTTTTTAGTTAAACTAGATTCAATAGTAGCACCAATAATTTCAAAATTTTTGGCTATAGGTCCAGTATTTTGATTGAATCCTTGAACCATTAGACCAAATTGCCCTGAAGCTTCATTTGTTTTTACTTTTACAGTATCTAACGTACCATCAACTTCTCTTCCTACATCAACGCCCCATTGTTTTACACGTTGAGAAGAGTTCCATGCTTCTTCTCCAAATCCTTTCCAAGCAGCGTACCCTAGAGCTAGAGTTCCTCCAACACCAACAATTCCAAGAAGAATTGGATTCAATCCTCCAAGTGCTGCTGTCATTGCTCCAATACCACTAGAACCTGCCGCTGAACTAGTAGCACTACCAAGAACAGTTGCTTTACCTGCAGTTTCTCCTAAGTTTTTAGCTAAATTGCCCAAACTAGCACTTCCATTAATAGAAACAGTGCTAAGAGAATTTAAACCTTTTTCAGCTGCTTTCATTGCTGAACGTTTATTTAATTTTGCGTTTAAATCAACGAATGCTTGCCCAAAAGTTGAAATTTTAGAAGCTCCTGATCCAGCAATTTTTAGAACTGGACCTACAGCTGCAGTCCACGCAATGAGTTTTACAATAGACTTTTGAACTTCAGGACTGGTATTTGAGAATGCTTTTGCAGCTGTACTTAATGTTTCAAGTAATGGTTTTGAAGCTTTTAGAGCATCTCTTAAAGCGTCTACGAATGGTCCACCCATATCGATAGCCATATCAACAACTTCATTCTTCAAGGCCTTCACTTTTGATTCAGTAGTCTCATAACGTTTGTTCGCTTCATCTGTTAAAGCAGTGTTTTTTTCCCAAGCTTTAGTTCCTCGTTTTATTGCACCTTCAAAAACACCACTTGCGTTAGCTGCACGTAATAAACTATCACGTAAACGTACTTCTTTTATCTCCATATCATTTAATACTTTAATAGCAGAAGTCCCATGCTTTTCGGCATTACCAAGCCCTTTTATGAATTCAATAATCGCTTGAGAAGGATTGCTCTTGAATAATTCAGCAAATTCATCTGATGTTCTACCTGTTACATCTGCAAAAGATGACAGACTTCCTGCTGATTTTTCAGTTTCTTCATACATTTTCTTTAAATCAGATGAAGTAAGTCCCATTTGTTTTGATACTGCTTTTAACGATTTTCCTCCATCTCTCACAGCATTTACTAAATTAACCCACGGAACACCTTGTTTTTCTGCCATATTTTTCAGCTGATTAAAAGCTCCAACACCATTTTCAACTGCTAATTGCATTTGTATCATTACTTTAGAAAAAGCAGTTCCTCCAGCTTCAGCTTCAATACCTACAGAAGACAATGCCGCTGCAAAACTCATGATTTCAGCTTGACTCATTCCAACCTGTTTCCCTGCACCAGCCAAACGGAGTCCCATTTCTGTGATTTCTGACTCAGTAGTTGCTAGATTATTCCCAAGATCAACAACCACAGCACCTAGTCGCTCAAAATCTTTTTGAGACATTTGTGTGATATTTGCAAATCTAGCAAAAGACGTCGCTGCAGTTTCTGCAGACATATTGGTAGATTCTCCTAAATCAATCATTGTTTTTGTAAAACTTACAACGTTGTCAGTTTGAATCCCTAATTGACCAGCTGCTTCTGCAACTCCTGCAATTTCCTCATGACTTGCTGGTAATTCTTTCGCCAAATCTCTAAGCCCTTTTTCCAAATCACTATAGGAGTAAACTACATTACCATTGGAATCTACAATTTCGTCATTTGTTTTCTTTACCCCGGCAAATGCACTTTCCCATTTGACTGCCGCAGTTGTAACTGCAGTAACGGCTCCGGCAATCGGAATAGTCACGCCATGTGTTAAGGAAGTGCCGATATTCTGTGCTGAATTTCCAGCTTTTTGCAGAACATCAGATGTCTTATTAATTACTCCAGTTATTCCTGTTGTTTTTGTTTGTAATTCTGCATATGCACCAATTGTTTGTTTAATCTGTGCTTCATAACTCGCTTGTCTAGCTGTTGCTTGATTTAATTGATTCGCATATTTGATAGTAGCTGATGTTGCTTTTCCATTTTCATCATAACTTTTTTTATATTTATCAGTTAATATTTCTATTTGCTTTTGATTAGCTTGTAGTACATTACCTAAGCCAGTATATTTTGCTTGCAATACGCCTAATTTATTTCCAGAAGCATCCATAACTTGCATTTGCGCCTTCATTGCTTTCATCTGGTAATTAACAGCATTTCTAGCACCAGTTAGTCCCCTAGTTAATTTAGAACTATTCAAGTTAAGATTGATAATTATATTACCGATTGGTTTTCCAGTAGTCATAGTTATCCTCCTTCCTATAATGATTTCAAGAAATCTTTCAAGTCCATTTCTTTCGGTTTTTCTTTGGCTTTTTCAGAACATACAATTTGAATCAAACGATTGAAATTAGTATTTTCAATATCATTTATCGACCATCCAGACTGAACCAATTGCCTAAACAAATTCAATAAATCATTCTTTGCTTCTGTAGGACTTACTTTTTTTCATCCGTTTCTGATAAAGGATCGATTCCTAAAATATCTAAAATAGGTTGGTTCAAAGCACTAAAAGCTTCATCATTTGTCAAACCTTGTAAAATCGACTCGCGAGTAACTTCGTCACTGTTAAATAAAGAAATGTTAAATTCAACAAGTTCGTTAAATTGTTTAACTGCCGTAGTATTTTCTGCATACATACGTTCCTGACATTCTAAAGCATCTAACACATCTCCAGCAGTTAAATTATTTTTTTCATGAACAACTTTTTTTCCATCTTTATCTTTTAAAACTAATTGAGTCTTATTTTTGATTGCCATTTTTTTCTCTCCTTCATTAATTCAATCTAAAAAACAAAAAGAGAACTAAAAAACTAGTCCTCTTTTTGCACATTATTCACTAAATTTAATAGATCACTTTTTAATGTAATGTCATTAAAACTAATATTATTTTCCGTTAGCCATGACTTAATTTCAGCAACCGTATTTTTTTCATTTGGTTTATCTTCTTTTTCAGCCCCGTCTATCTCCCTACTTTTCAAAGAAACATCAGGGCTTACTACTCCCCCGCTGGAAATGTTAATGCCTTAAGAGCTTTAATTGATTCTTGGTCAGATCCAATGTATTTACCTACCGTTTGACCTTTAGCATCCCCTTCTGCATCGTTTGCAATTGCAGAAAATACATATTCTTCTGCTTCTGGTTCAAAAGCTTCATTTGTTAATGTATTTAACTTCATAGATTCACGACTAAATCTCCCTTTAAATGCTGCCAGTAAAGCAGTTTCTCCACTTAAATCAGAAGATTCTAATAGTACTGCACAATATGGTGGTTCAGTATCTTCTCCAATAAAACTAATTTTTTGTTCGTTAACCTTATAGCCCAAAATCTTATCATTGACATCTTCCGGTAAATCTAACAAACCAAAATTAATACTTACATCCCCAGTTCCTTTTTGAGAAACGTAATAGGTAATATCAGAACCATGTACTTTAGTTGATTCTTTTGCTAATCCTGTAATTTCAGCTGAAACTGTCGCACCTTTATCTTGTTTCCCCTCAATTACGAACTGATTTTTTTCCGGAATTTTTCCGGTTTCGTCAAATACTCCAATAGTTAATCTTTTAAATCCTACAAATGACATAATTTTTCCTCCTAAAATCTAATAAAAAAAAGACACAAAAATTTGCGCCTTAGTTCTCTAATATTTTGTATCATAAATTTTGGTGTTTCCTCGATATCTTCTGGCATCTACAAACCTATTTGTTTCTGCAAAATATTCATCAAGTCCTTGGCCACTTATTTGGCCAAATCCTATTTTTTTTAATTCATTTTTTATTTCATATTGAATTTGTTTACATGTGATTCGATATGCAGACTCTACATCTATTTGAATTAAATATTCAACAGATAATTCTTTGTCGCTTCCATGATAAGCCTCATTTGGAACATCAACAGGTCTTATTGTGATAAATGGACCTGTTTTATCAGCTGTTTCTGGTTGTTGGTAAAATTTAATTCTTAGACTTTTCATTTTCTCATTATAGGTCATAGAATAAATATACTCATTTGAAACCAATGCATCATATATAATATTCAACATATCATTCATAAATTCTTTTTGACCTCCTCTGCAACTGTATTGAAATAAAGAGGTTCAGAATCTTTCAATGATTTAGTAATTACACCAAATCCTCTTGGTCTAATTTGTTTTCCATTTCTAGTATATCCCCATTCGTTCAAATGGATAATCCTATATCTTTCATGTGGACCATTCCAACCTATTTTTGCATTGGCCTGATTATTTCTAAAAATAGCTTCTGTTTTAACCACTTCATCAATGGTATAACCTTTATCTTTAAAAACAAGCATATCTTTTTGTAGTCTTTTCTCTACTTGTTTTGCACCTGCATCTATCGCTTCTTTAGTAATAGCTCTTATTTTTCGACTACCTAGTTTTTTTTCTAAATTTTTTAAAGTTTCTTGAACACCTTTAATTTCAACATCAGACATCATCAATCATTCCTAAAATAATAGTTATAAATCGATTTTCAGAAATATCGTTTCTGACATCTATAATGTTCCATTTCCCTTGAAGTCTATAATCCTCAATCTCAACATAATGTTTATTTGACGGAATATAAGAGCCACGAGTATCACGAATTACAACTGTTACAGCTTTTTTAGTTTCCTTACCATTCAGAATTTCCAAATCCTTTTTTGATGGATCATAAACTTCGGCACGAGCTTTATAAAGGACTACTTTTTCTTCATCTCCTGGTTCTGGACCTTTATGAGGTTGATATTCCCAAAAGCAAATAATCGTATTCATCTTTCCAGTCCTACTTTTCCTCATTTGTTTCTTCCTCCTTAAAAACCTTATATTCCGCTTTTAATTGAAGAAGAAGAGAATTGAACCCCAAGTCATATTCTCTAAGTACGCCATTTTGACTACTGGATTCAATAGTTGCCGAACCTGCATGATAATAATGGTCTGTTAATAGCAAAATACCTAAATTTAATAAATCTATGGTTTCATTATCTTGCAAATAAAAAGAAGGCTTATCTTTTCCGATAGCCCCCTTTATATATGCAATTGCTGATCTAGCAGCTCGTATTATACCTATATCATCATTTGAATAGTCTTCTCGGATAGCTTCTTTTATCTCTTGTAAATCTAATTCATCCCTTGGATTTAAAATCATTTACATTCACCTAACTTAAATTAACGTAATTTTATTGATAATACGATTATTCTTCTTTAGATTCTTCTAATAAAGCAATTAAATCTTCTCTTTTATCAGAAGATTTATAAGAAATATTTTTCTCGTCTAAAAAATGTTTTAATTCCGAAACTCTCAAAGAAGTAAAATCATTGTTATCTGTCAAATTCGATTTATCCCGCGAATTATGAGATATTTGTTCAGAATCCCCATCTGTTGATGGGGTTACGCTTTTTTTATCGTAGCTAGACGGAACGCTGAAGCTAATTTAATTTGGTGATCAAACCACGCTGTTACCATAAAATAATTAATACCATTATCATAGTCTTTGTATTGTTCATATAATACATCTGCAATATCGTAGTTCAAATGTGCATATGAGAAATCACCAACAACAGGTGTTGTAGCCGCATCAGTAAAGATTACTGGTTTACCTAAGACTTGCTCTGGTTGCGCATTGTATAATGTAGCACTTCCATTAGCTAAAGTTCGAATAATCGTTACATAATCAGAAAAACGCATATAAATTGTTGCATTTTCTCGAAAATCTTCGTGCAAGTCTGCTAAAGCATTAGTGATTGCTTCATATAAATCATTTCCTTCCACCTCCTTGATATTCACTTCGGTTTTATCATAGAAACTCATATGTTCTTCGCCACTTTTAGGTGAAGTAGCAAATGAAACTTTGCGTTCCTTTGCAGCAAGCCCTGCACGTAAATTATTTTCTACTGTTTGAACCAGGTTCGTATTCGTTCCCATCAATACTGTATCAGTAATTCCAGCTTTTACTTTTGTTTGAAATCGTCCAAAATTAACTGAATCTCCTTTTAGTTCTATTTCTTTAGCAGCTTCTCCATCTTGAATAAAATCATCGTCATCAATTGTGAATGAAATACGAGGAATTACAAGATTCGTAATTTGGGTTACTGTTTCTTTTTCTCTCAACTGATTTTTTACTAGCGGTTCCGCAATAATATCATTTGTTAATGTAGAAGGCAGGAATTTATTTCCTTTTGTAGTTGAGTTATCTCCTAATACTTGCAGAACATCTGAATTCACAGGACGATTAGCCATCGTTGCTCGAATTAATTCTGCTTTTGCATCAATAATTTTTTGCTTAGGATCTGTGGCTTCTGTAAAGTTACCTTTCGAAAGGCTTGCTTTTTGTTCTGCTTCCATTTGATCATGTTGATTCTTGATAATATCAAATCTTTGTTGTAACTCTGCTGCAGTTTTATTTAATTGATTTAATTCTTCAACAGTTACTGAAGTATCAGCTGCTTTTTGAGAAATTTCATCTTTAGTTTTTTGTATTTGTTTTCCTACCGTTGTCATATCTTGTTTTAATTCAAAAAGTGTCTTCATTTTTAAAGTCCTCCTAATACGTTAGTTATATATTCTTTATCTTTTTTTGCCTGTTCGATTATTTTTTTTCTTTCATGATCATCTATTTGATTTTCTTGTTTAGTCATTAAGAATTTCTCAGGAACTCTTTGATAATTACTAAAGAGTTTTTCGCTAATAGATGCTGCTATTTGATTCGAAGATTCAACAATGTCACATAAACCATAGTCAAATGCTTCTTTTGCTGATAACCAAGTTTCTTCAGCCATTATTTGTTTGATTTTTTCTTCTGTTAATTTCTCACCAGCTTTAGCAAGATAAGTTACAACTGATGATTCCGCAATTCTGTCAAGATCGTCAGCTTGTTTTCTTAATTCATTGGCATTACCTATAGCAAAAGACCACGGATTATGAATCATCATCATGCTATTTTCTGGCATAATAACCTTATCGCAACTAACTACGATTACACTGGCAATAGAAGCTGCTAGAGCGTCCACATAAGCTGTTACATATGCTTTATGTTGCTTTAACATATTTCCTATAGCAATTCCTTCAAAAACAGAACCACCAGGAGAATTCACATGTAAATTAATTTTTTTGACATCTCCAAGCTCTTTTAAATCTTTTTGAAAACTCGAAGCTGTTGTATCTGATTCATCCCATTTGAATGATGTAATTTCTCCAAAAATATAGATGTCAGCTTCATCTTGATCAACAGATTGTTTACATTCCCAAAACTTTTTCATAACTACCCTCCTTTCAAGGAAAAATAAAACAGACCTAACTATTTTTAGTTACGTCTGTTTCACTAGATTTATGCGATTTCCTTAATGTTGGATCCATTTCTTGCGGGTACATATCGCCTGAAATCCATAAATCAGCAGCTTTACCTCCACGTGGTGGCATTTCTTCAAGCATCCTTGCTTCATCTGGCGCCATCCATCCATCACGAATACCACCATGATAAAATTTCTGCCTAGCATCACTGTCCCCACGCAAGAGTCCCATCATATTGAACTTAAAGTAATAGCCTTTTATTCTTTCATTTTTTTGAAGTATCTTCTTGTTAAATTCTCTTTCATATTGCTTCACAATAGGAGTGAGAGTCATATTAACGAATAGTTGCATCAACTGTTCATTTGATGAGAAACTACTACTGTCGGAGTTCAAAAAAACACTAGGAACGTTAAAAACATTAGCAATACGATCTCGAGTAATTTTCTCAGTGATCTTCATGTCTGTTGCTACAAAGTTACGGTTCATTTCTTCAATAGTTATACCAGGCTCTTGAAAAAGTACACCGCCATTTTCTTCATAAAACCGTCGGAAATCTTCCACTACAGCCTTTTTCTTTTCTTCATCAACGCTAGTGTCATAAGTTAAAATGAATGAATCTCGTAATGATTGCATCTCTTTTAAAGAGAACTCACGAACAGCTTTATCAAAATCATTCGAATTTTTTAATACTTGTATTGGGCTAATTCCCTTCCAAATTCCATTTCCTGCAATGTGTCGCACATGAATAACATCAGAATTATGAAAGTAGAATGTTTTACCATCGTTATTCACTTGATACCATAATTCTTTACTACTCCTTTCAACAATAGGATTAACATAATTTGGATTGAACGGGATCAGTGATTCTAATTGCCCCCGAATATCTCGAACAATCAAAGCATAACCATTTCCGTTTGTATTTCTACTAACTTCCAATACATTAATTATTTGGTCTAAAGTTTGATTTTTATTAGGAAAATACATCAACCGATCCATCGATTCATCGAATTGCTGTTCACAATTCAAATATTTTTTAAATGGTAGACTGGATAATGTATTACTTAAACGAGAAATGATTGAAAATATATTTTCGTTAGTTTCAAGAGTTGAGTTTTCTAATCCAAAAAAAGTCTTTCCAATCCATGATTTAAAATTTTGATTTTCATAGGATCCTTTAATAATTGATTGTTTGATAAATTTAGGAGTTATTTTGTTAATAGTCCTTTGGAATTTATTCATTTATTAACCTCCTCTCATCATTTCTCTTATACTTATGAAGCCAACAGTTCCTGTTTGTTTTGATTTTTTAGCAAACATTTCCACTACACTTACATGACTATTTAACACTGATGCAAAACCGTCAATTTTTCTATTTTTTGATTGTTTCGTAGGCATCCAATTATTATTTCTATCTTGTACTAGTTTTACATTTGATAAATACCATCTAAAAATTTTTTGCTGATTATAAATAACTTTGCCATCTAAAAATCGTTCTTTTAAGTCTTTCATTGGTCCACCAAGAGTAGTGAATCCTTGAATAGCTTCTTCCATGACAAATCCAAAATCAATCATTTGTTGATTTAAAATCAGACTATTTCTTCGATCATATCTAACTTTCAACACTTTATATTTTTTTGATTGCTCCACAAACCAGTCAAAAACAAACTGATAATCAACATAACTTCCTGGTGTCACAGTTAAATCACCTGATTTTATCCAAGCATCCAACCGTTGTTTATTATTGTCGTTGTTATATCTTTCTTGCGAAATCCAACTATGTTCTAAAACTGCTATTTCTCCAGTTTCATAAATGGGAAATTCCAAATTAGCCGATGTAAAGTCTTGTGTTTCTGATAAGTCATATCCTCCAACACATTCTTCACCTTCCATCGTTTTCCAATCAATTATTTTGTTATTCTTATTAATTGTTTGCATATCTAAAAACGATAATTCGTCTATGTCAGAAAATAAATTAAACTGTTTTGTGAACCAGTCAGCTTTCTCTTGAGGACTGTTACGTTCTGTTTTCCAGTCGGTTACTAAATCAACAAATGACATTAAGCCAATGTTAGGATTTGCTTTAATCCAGTTTCTTGGATCATCCGCTTCTGAAACATCGTCTAGTTTTGCTACAAAATAAAAAACCCGTTCATCCAGACCATCTTCAAGATGTTCTAAACAATCGAGTGCATTATCATAATATTGCATAAGTGGTCCATCAAGAACATAACCTGCTGTAGTTATATAAACTATTAGTGGTTGCCTTCGCGTACCGCGAGATTTTTTTATTACATTAATCAATTTGAAATTTATAAATTCATGGATTTCATCGAAAATCGCAAAATGAGTATTTAATCCATCGAGTTTTTTACTATCCGATGCTCGGGCCTCCATCTTAGAAAAAGTTGCTTCGTCTTTAATTAATGATCTTTGTGGCTTATACTTTTTGTCTAATCTAGGAGATTGCTTTACCATTTCCTTTGTTTTATCAAATAAAATTGATGCTTGATCTTTCGCATTGGCCAAAACATAGACATTAGCACCTTGCTCGTTATCATATCCCAACATATAAGCTGATAATCCGCTGATAAGTGACGTTTTACCATTTTTTCGTCCTACAAATGTCAAAGCTTCACGAAAACGTCGGATTCCTGTGTCTTTATGAATCCATCCAAACATTGAACCAATGATAAAATGTTGCCATGGTTGCAAAATAAATCGGTCAAAGTCTCCTTCAGTCGGACGGCAATTATCTTCAATAAATCGAATTGGACGATGCCCTACTTCTTCATCAAAAATCCACGGAAATTCTTCGGTTCCTTGTCGTTCTAAATCTAATATATGCCTTTTAGCAGCAAGAATATTTTCTTTACTCGCTGGTATAGATTCATCGATCAAACGTTCAGCGTACCAAGTAGTCAATAATTCTGGATAGGGTTCTAATAATATCCCGCCCCAAGAAGCTTGTTCCTCCTTGTAGTTTTCCCACCATTTTTCTAACTCAGAATAAGATAAAGAAGTCAATTCCATTCTGAATCATCTTCTTCATCTTGAGATAGTTTTATAGCTAATTTTGCTCTAGAAGCTGGAGAAAGTCCTAAATCTCCACCAAAAACACGTAAATTTTTGGAACATGTATCCATTTGTTTTGATAATGGATTCCCATACATCTCTGGTGGTTCATTGAATTCTTTACCACTTGCTTCAGCAAGCTCTTTATTTCGTTTGTATTCTTTTTTGTACTCTCTTTGCATTTTTCTATATTGCTTTCTTAATTCTACATATTGAGAGTACCAATCACTATACATAGCCATTAAGTATACATCTGGATTCATCACTAATTCGACTGATAGTAATTCATTTTTAATAAAATCAAACACTTCTTTTCCCTGCTTATCTAGCCACGAAGGAGCCCTGATTTCATCTGTATTCATTTTTAATTTTTCTTCAACTTCTGCTCGCTTTTTCAATTCTTTTGTATTTCTTTTGTTTGGATTTTTTTGGAGCAATTGTAATCTTGCACTTTTAGCTGGTCTTGGCATAATTTCACCTTCTTTCATTATTTTCTAATCGTCTAAAAAAATCGAAAAGCGGTATTTGTGTAAAGGAAGGGGCGCACCGGTCTTGGCGCCCCTCCTGTTTCTATTTTTCTAAGTAGGGGGGCTAGTTACCTCTGTATCTTTTAAGTTCTATTTCCACTCTTAAATTCTCACACACTAATCTAGGTGTCGCTAAAACTTGGTGATTAGTCTCGTCTCACGAGATACATAGATTGATTCTATAATTACAGTTCCATTCAAAACAGCTGATTTTAATTCATTAATTTCTTTAGTGAGATATTCTAAAGACTCAATCTGTTTATTTGCTACATTACTCTCTTGTTGCATAGAACTTCACTACCTTTCTCTTCGTCTTAACTTTCTTTTCTCCTCCTGATTTCTCAGGATGTTCTTTGTTATGGCAAGCAAGGCAAACAAGCTCTAGGTTATCTATGTCCCAGAACTTAGTTATATCTTCTCTTGCTTCGATTATGTGATGGACAACTACTCCTCTTGTTATTATCCCTCGGCGTTGACACTCTTGGCATACACCAAAGTCCCTTGCTATGACTAGCTTTCTAAGTTTCCTCCATTTGTTTGTCTTATAGAGTTTATCTATTTCGTCTCTAGGTCTGACCTCTCTCATTTAAGTTTCTCTCTCATGTTCTATCGTTCTTTTATCTAGATACTTTGTATTCGGACTATCGTAATACTCAATATGTATTTTATTCTGTCCATTTGTATCATAACTTCTTGTATGCCAATGATATGAAATATCCACTAATCCTCTTGGTATTTTATCCAATCATTGTCCTTTATAATAAATCTCTGGTACTGAGTCAGTATCTTTTAATTTAATCTCTAATAGATTGGCATCATCTTTTACTTCGAACAATTCAATTTCGCTTCTATCGCTTTGAACAAATAGATTTTTAAACATCCCCATGACTATTCTCCTTGCTATATTTCTCTATATAAACATTCACTAAGGCTTCTTGTACCTTAAATATTCCTTCAATACTAAGATTATTTACACTCAAGCCTAATTTTTCCTTTATAAACTTAGCATTGTGGTCTGCTTTAATTGTTTGTTCAGCAATAAAATAATTAAGAGCTGCTACTTCATCCATCTTTAATCCAACTAAACTAATGATGTTAATGAATAAGGTAGCTAGTTCATCCATATCTTTCTCTGCTCTTATCTTCTCAATCAACTTGGTGTAATCATAGTTATCATTCATTTGATGTACCTCTCAATGTTTTGTTGAATATATTCGTCTTTCCAATACCCACGTCCACAGTAACGAAGGTTATATTTGTCGATTTCTTTTGGTGTCGCTTCTCGTGCCATTTCAATGATTGAGTACTTCTTTTTTATTTGGACTGACTGGACCACTCTAATTGGATCATTATCATTTGGCTGTGGATACCTATTAGAAAGTGATACGTACCAGTAGTTTCTCATTAATTATTTACCTCCTCGATCATCTTCTCTTCAGCAAAAAAATGGATAGAAATAAAAGTATAATATATAATTAAATTTAAATTAAAAAAATTATAGAAGGTGAAGCTATGGATGAATTTAAAATGATAAAAAATACACTTATTTCGATAAAACAGCGTACATCATTGATAAACAACATTCCTAACGAAACCGATCTAAACGACATTATAAAACAGTTTAATGTTCGACTTATAGATAAAGAATGCAATAAAATAATTTCGATTGAGGTAGCTAATTATTTAAAATTAGAAAATAGGATATTAAATAAATATATCAAACAGATTGCTGAAGAACTTCACATCAAACTAGAAGGTCTTCATAATGTAAATTCTGATACTTCAGAAGCTGATGCATATTATATCTATCTTTAATCGATGTACTATAAATATAACTTCCGTCTTTAGAAATTAATAGACAGCGAGTGCTCTCAATTGATTTTGTATTTTCACATGATATAATAGACATAGAAAAAGGACGTGCTGGTAACACGTCCTGTGTAGAACCGTTAAAAAGACGGTGACGAAACTTTAATGTTTGATTAAATAAACCATCTCAGCTCGTCAAAGTGAGAGATGGTTTATTTTTTGTTATTGTCATCTTTGATAGCTAAAACTAACATCGCAAAAGCAATCATTAGCTGTAGCGCCTCAAACACTGACAATTCAGGCTCTCCTTTCCTTAAATTTGATACTTACATTCATAAGCATCACCTCCTAGAATGGATTGCCACCATCTTTTCACTTTTCTACGATACATATTATAAAACAAGGTTAGCTGGTTTGCTAGCCTTGTTTTTATGTAAAAACTACACCTCAGAGCAGCTCATGAGGTATAGTTCTAGCATGCTATAATTGAGATTGCCCATTCCTCTTGCAGTAGCTATAGAATGGTATATAGGTCAGATTGCCCCCACTACTGCTCAATCTCAAAGTCGCTGGAATGGGATCGCACCACTCATGTACTATTCCTCTCTAGTTTTGTACAAGGTCCCAGTAGTCCGCCATACGAAACCTACCTTCACCTTCGCGTCTCTCTATTTCCGCCACAGCGACATAAGTGTATTGCGAAATTATTTTTAGTCGTTATATAATTAATTAAGGAGGTTTTTCATATGCCTAATTATGTTATTGATACAACACCTACAAAAAATAATACTCACATACTACATGAAATAGACTGTCCATATGCCCCTGACAAAAATCATTCGATTGAAATTGGATACTATATAGAATGTTCATCAGCGCTCCGATATATTCGTATCAAAAAAACAAATTTAAATGTTTCTGGATGCAAATACTGTTGTCGTTCTTGTTGCAGTAAAAAATAATTGTATTGCTAGCTATCTTTTGAGGATAGCTAATTTTTTTATATCAAAACAGACAGCAACCAGTTGATATAGATAAACAATGGAAAGTAAAGGAGGTTTTCACTTCCTTTTTCGTATTTTTGTGATTGGTTAGTTGCTGTCTATCAAAGCATAATTACAACGATAAGGGAGACTGCCTCCCTTCGCTTATTTTGTCGAATTACTAATCTTTCGACACTATCATAATATCACTGGTAAATGGCTAAAAACCGCCATCATTCCGCCAAAAAACCGCCAAATTATTTATAAGCAATTTTTTCCCCATGTCTATATGCTTCTGCAAACTCTATCAGAGCTTCAGACTTCATCCGTTGAATGCTTCTTTCTGAATAACCTACTTCACGACTAATCCTGTAGTTTGAGAAACTGTCTGGCACACAGAAACTGTAGTAGAGTATCTGACGACTAATTAGACTAAGCGCCATCAAAGCCCTCAAAATCGCATCTCTTTCTGCTTCAGCATCTGCTAATTGGATCATGGCATCTTCTGCTTTGTTTCCATGACTAGGAGTTTTAGGCATATCTGTTATAACTGGTGACTTAATATCTATCAAAGAGCGACCTGCTATACGCTCTAAACGTCTAAAATTCTTTAAAACATTTCTGGCATTATCTCTTGTTTGTTTGAAATCTACTTCTCTTAATAAATTCATCAAGCAAAATCGCTCCTCTATGTGATATACTAAAATTGTGGAATGTATTAAATTTTCAGGAGTAATATATGCCTTTTATTGTTTATTTTTTTATTTCATTGTTAACTATCTATATTCCCCTACCAACACTAATGTTAATGTTCAATCGCCTTGCTCACGAGCATAATACTACTACAGTGTTACTTAAAATTTTGTTACTACTACTTGTAACTATTGATTACAAAATTAGTTTTTATTGGATACATAATTATAAAGTAAAACAAAGATATTATCTCTGCCTATTAGTGCTTAACTTATTTGAGTTTTTCATCCATTTTTACCTAAATCTGCAATATCAGACAGCCAATCTAAAAATGATTTGTTCTTACCAGGCATTATTACTTTTCTGTATGATATTTTTCCCTCTATCAAAGACATTCAAAAATTATATTTTCGAAGAAAAAAATAACTAATAATTAATTGTTCTTTTTACTTTTCTTGTAAATGGCATTTTCTTTTGTTTTATGTCGGTTTCTTTGATCATTACAAATCACTCTAAGGTATGTTATAATTGAGAAAGGATTTGTTACAACTCACCATTCTATGTAGCGACAGCCAATTTCGGCTGTCTATTTTTATGTTCTTTTTACCACAAGCTAGAAATTCCGTTCGCTTGATTAATCCTAGCTTGTAATTCTAAATCGGGTTTCCATTTTGGGATTAAATCTATAGCTTCTATAAATCTAGCTTTTGGAATATCCATATAAGAAGCCACATCAAATACTGCTTTCAATTGATTGTAACAATTACTGAACGCAGCTCTGTTTATGCTCTTATTCTTATAGGCATTACTTTTCTTGCCACCTAGTATTTTTATTACTGTAGATCGAACTAATCCCTGTATTTTACGACGTTGACTAGAATTGATGATCGTTTCCGTTTCTAATTTATCTAATCGTTCATTTACTGCTGCTAAATTTCGTTCATGTTTTAGCGCTGTTTCTAATAGTAATTCGGTATTACTGATCGGTGGCATTGCTTCCTTCAATTGATTTTCCATTTGGTTGAACCGTTCAATGTAAGCTACTGCAAATTGTGTACCTTTGGCTCCTGTCATTCTGGTTGAGTAAAGCTCACAGCCTTTTTTAGTTAACAAGTAATTTGGTAGTTCTTTATTTTGAGAATTTGTATACGTTGATTCGATAAAATAGGACTCGTGATTTTTCACGCCACCGATTTGTTTGATGATATTTCGAATATCTTTCAACACGTTGTCATGTGTACGCCCCACCATTTTCGCTACTTCATTACTCGTAATCGTTTGTTCAATTGTTTCCATCTACTTACTTCTCCCTTCTTCAAAAGCTTTGCGTTAGCCGTCCCATTCTGAATTGACTTTTGTTCTAAACGGCGTTTTTTCTTCTTGATTTTTGATTTCGTCTTTCCCATTATTCCTTGTTCCCCTCTTGGATGATTACTAACATAAAAATAAAAAGTACAATAAATATAAAAGGATAGATCATTCCGCTTCCTCCTGTTCCACCGCCCATAAAGTAATTATGTTTAATAAGTCTAATTTTTCTTTATTGTTTAATGACTCATAACTATGTGCTACCTCTCTGTATCTCAATTTCCCTCCTGTAGTTGGAAGAAATGCTAGTTCTTCGATAAACCATGCAATATTTTTTGTTTCAGTTAAATACTCTTTTGCCCACTCCAACACAATTTTCTGGTTGTCGTTGAGTTCTAGCTCTTCTATCGCCTGTAAATTTACTAACGCATAATTGAAGCCTTCTATAAAGCTATGATTTACTGTTTTATTCGGATCATCATTTTCAATGTACTCTTTTTCGAGTCTATCTGCTTCAGCTTCTAGCCATTTCAACGCCTTGCTCATCCTTCCGCCACCTCTTCCAATGGCACAGCAAACGCCCAGTATCTTTCATCAATTGCTTTGATTTCACGTTCTGTAAACTTCATATCTTCGAAATCATTATTATCGGCTAATTCAATTCCATCATCACTCTTCATTAAATAAGCCCCTTCGATATCTGGAAAAAATATTTCTGGTGACGCGATTATTTCTGGAAAATAAACATAATACAACGGCTCTTTCTCGACCTCGTAGCCGTCCTTCATGTGAATGAGAGTTTCGATTGGTTTGTTTTCAGCAACATCTAACCAATTCTCAAAATCTGTCTTGTGTGGCCATTCTTCATCGTCTAATTCTCTGATTGCCATAAAAATCGCTAAATCCAATGCATCTTTATTATTTTCAAACCACTCCGCCACAAACTTAGGCACAACTGGCTTCTGCGGTTCGTCTAACTTTTTCATTACCGCAATACCGGCATTTATACCATCGTTATAACAATCAGCTCTTATGTCTTCACTTTTCATTTTATGAATTTCTAATTCTTTGATTCCTTCTTGTTTATTCATTACTCTCCCTCCAATAACTCGCTATTCTCGTATATATTCCCGATAACTTCATAGTCAGTGTGAAATACTGGATCATAATAAATACGATATTCTAAGTCCAAGTCTACTAGCTTACAAATTAAGCCAGAATGGCACTCAGAGGCTTGAATAACAGCTTTTTCATGATCTAAGTGATTAAAACCATCACTTACACTGAAAAATACTACATCTCCTTCAAATATCTCCACACCATTTTTATCTTTCAGCCCTGTGGATTGCATGAGAACATATTTATCTGGAGACATTTCAGCATGAGTGATCAAACTTCCTGCTTGTCCATATTTCATTTCTTGTCCAAATTTTTCACCTTTAAACGGTGTGTACCAAGCTCGAAACTTCGGTATCATTTGCTGTCATCCTACTTCTTCTCAGTCACCGTAAACGGCACAATACTTTCTGGCATGTAATTTACTTCGTA